TTATTTTTCAGCCATTTTATGGACTTCTTTTTGTATTTCTTCTAGTTTTTTTAATAGATCTAAATTCGTAATGTTTTTACCATATTTTGAACTTGGTTCTGATACCATTCCTGGTATATCTTGTCCTATAAACATATTCGTTTCCTCTTTTAAAAGCCAGTTCAAGTTTAAGTTTGGAAAAATATCAATCAATTGCTCGATAATTTTTATACCTATATTTTGTGCTCCTCTAAGGTATGCATTCCACTGGGTGTAGCTCAATGAAAAGTCTTCGCAAAACCGCTTTGTGTGGGCTTTGTCTTCATAATTTTGACTCTTTCCATACACTTCAATCAGTTGCTTAATTTTTTCGGTTTGGACGTGCATAATAAATATTTTTAAAATAAGTAAAGTTTTTTATTGACTTTGTCAATTAATTGATTTACTTTTGGTGAACTAATAACGTATAAACAGTGAACAAAGATACTAATAATATGGAAAATAAAAACAATGGAGTCACCCCATCAGATATTAATGATGCTTTGGAAAACCTACCGCACAACTATGTTAAACAAACATTAATTGTTTTAGAAAAGTGGAAAGACTCAGGAGTAATTGAAAAAAGCTTTTCAAAGCGCTATATAATCAAGGTCAAAAAAGCGGATGAAGCTGCATTTAATGAAGATATAATGAATGCACTTGTAGAAGTTGGTAATAAAAATAAAGAAGTAAAAGAACGATTTGGTTTAACAAAAAAAACCTCAAAAGAAAATTAATTCTTACGAGGTTTCTAATAATCTAGCGATGACAAATATACAAATTCCAAGCGGTTTAATTGACGAAAACATTGAGTTGTTTTCTGTAAATGGTAAAGTAATGGCCACACACTCAGGTGTTGTGAAGAACCTATTTGAATTACCAATTGATTTTATTAAAGTACTAAAAAAGGAAATGTTTTCTTCTCCGGCAACGGTGCAAGCATTAGAACTTTCAGGCTTTAATACTTTAGAAAAACAACTAGAAAAATTTGCTGAATGCAAGTTTGGAGGTTATGATTTCATGGCCGATTATGCTGACGGTAAGTTTTCAGAATCAGAGTATCACGAGTGTGGCTTTAGAGGTGAATGTCCTATGGAAGGCATTGTTTGCGGCTTCTTCAAAATCAAAGGTCATATTATTACTCCTTTTGAAATTAATATGATCCATCTTTTAGCCACTGAAGACACTATTCCAGTAATTGCCGAAAAATTAAAAGTGTGTATAAATACTTTAGAAACCAAAAAACAAAAACTGTACGAAAAACTGGGGATTTTATCCAGACCTCGATTAGTGGCAGTCGCCTATAATTTTCAAATCTTGAAATTATGTTCGTAATCACTAAAAAAAATCAAATAGCTATTCTAAGTATAAAGATTAATGAGGTCGAACTAGACCCTGATTTGAACGTTAGTGATAAGAATATAATCATACGTTTTTATCGAAAAAAAATAAAGGCAATCAACCCGAAAGCCAAGTTTTAAAACCCATTACCCACGTTCTTACCCTTTTTCAAGCTGTACGCTTGACACTACTACCATCGCCCAGTAGCAATGCTGGGCTTTTTTAACCGAAAAACATTTAAAATCAAATTATATGGATGATTTAATTATACCAAAAATAGAACTTATAGAGCTTCAAATAGAAAACTTTGAACGTTCTGGTTTTTTTACTGAAAAACAAATGGACACTCTTACTTTTCCATTGAAAGAGGAACTTAAATACTTACACAAACAAATTAATCTTTATGGAATTACAATGGAGGAGTACAAAGAAGAAAGGAGCAACCACCAGTTTTATTTTTCGCAAATGAAGTCTCCTGCACTTCTCAACACTTGGAAAACATTAGGTATTAACGCATCAATAGCCGCTTCTTTATGAGATTTATAAAACAAACATCTATTGATACTATAATCGATGAAGCAAGAATTGATACCGTTTTTGAAAATACTGAAACACTTGTAAAAAAAGGATCATCTTTCTTTTGCCTTTCACCATTTGTAACTGAGAAAAGTCCTAGCTGTCATGTAAATATGGTTAAAAACGTATTTTTTGATTATGCAGCAGGATTTGGTGGTAACTCTGTTTCTTTCCTCATGAAAAAGCATTCCATTGGCTATTATGAAGCGATCGAGAAGGCTGCAGCTATTTGTAATATAGTTCTGGAATACGACGATCAAAGCGAGGATCAAAAGAAAATAAACGATGAGTTTCTTTCCATGAAAAAACTAGTCGACTTTGCCTCAGAAAAGTACCAGAACGCATTTACGGAACTACCATTAAATCATTGGGCAAAACAAATGATGTTAAATCGTGGTTTTTCGAATCAAATTTTAGAAGACTTTATGGTTGGGTTTTCACCAAATGAGAAAAGTTTTATTTCGACTCCAGCGATCAATAATGGAAATTTTGAACTAGCTAAAAATCTAGGTTTTACCAATACAAAAGATGGCGCTTCCTATGACTTCTTTAGAAATAGAGTAATGTTTCCAATACTAAATGAAAAGGGAAATATTGCAGGTTTTGGTGGGCGAAGAGGCGAAGAAGAAGAGGAAAAGAAATATGCTAAGTACATGAACTCTAAGGAGTCCAAATTGTACCAAAAAGATAAAGTAATCTACGGGCTTTTTCAAGCTAAAAAAACAATAAACACCTCTGGTAAAGCCATTCTATTAGAAGGGTATACGGATGTAATAGCCTTGCATCAAGCAGATTGTTTGAATGCTGTGGCTACTTGTGGTACGGCTTTGACGGAAAGCCACGCCAAGCTTTTGAACCGCTTTTGCAAACATGTGATTTTATTTCGTGATGGGGATGCCGCAGGAATGAGAGCGGTGCATCGTGATATTGACATCTTGTTACGCCACGGTTTTAAAGTAGAAGTGGTGATTTGTCCTGAAGGCGAAGACCCTGACAGCTTATCAAAAAAAGAGGATATCAATAAATTTATTGAAAGTAAAAAAGAAGATGCCATTCTGTGGAAAGCCAAGGTTTTACAACAGCAAGCGAAGCACCCTGACTTGGTTTGGTTAGAAAATGATTTACGTAAGGATTTTGAAGGCTCAGCTGAGGGATTGCGATTTAAACTGGTAACTGATGAGTTGATGAAAGAAATGGATTCTATCCAGCGCAATTTTGCCAAAAAATCAAATGCTAAAATTTTTAAACAAATTAGCGATTGCGAAAAAGACATTGACAAGCAGCTTGCTGACTATCCTAAGTATGAACCAACCCTTTTAGCAGAATCGGTGGAAGGGATTGCGATTACTTTGAATTTGATTCCAAATAAGATTTTGCAAGCCGAATATGTAAAACAAGTAGCTAAGATTCTCGAGCAAAAACCGGCTCAAATTCAATCGATCATTTCTTATAAAGAGGAAGAGAACGAGAAAGCTAAAAAAGCAACTTCAAAGGAAACGGATAAAAAGGAAAATGAGTTTTTGCGACTTCCAGAAGGCGCCAATAAAGAGGAGTATTTGAAATACCGCTTTTGCCAAATTGAGAATGCGTACTGGTTCAACAGTGGCGGGACATTTTACAAAGGGACTAATTTTAGAGTAGAAGCTCTGTTCCATGTCGAAGGGCGTCAGGATAATAAAAGATTATGTGAAGTAATTAACACGCTGGGTCATAAAAGATTAATTGATTTTGAAAGTACTGATTTAATTAATTGGACAAAATTTAAAGAACGTTTGATTATGGAAGGGTTTTTCTCATTCGAACCAGAATCAAAAGGAATTGATTTTATGCTGATTTCTCAAAAATTATTGAGCGATTTTATAACAGCCTCTGAGTTAAAGATTTTAGGGCAGCAGCGCCAAGGGTTTTTTGCTTTTGCAGATGGTGTGTATCATGATAAGAGTTTTCACAAAGTAAATAAATATGGCATTGTGCATGTGGAAGGTTTAGAAAAAACAGAAAGCGAATACCGCTCTGATATCACTCATTTCTATTCGCCCTCGCATTCTGAAATATACAAATCAGCTAATGAAGGCGATGACCCATTTGAGAATGATCGCCACTTTATTCATAAAGAAGCCCCGGTTTCCTTAGATCAATGGGCAAACCAAATTGTAACGGTTTTTGGTGATAAAGGGAAACTAGGGGTTGCGTTTTGTTTAGCTGCAAATTTTAGAGATTTATTCATCCAGCATTACAACTTCTTTCCCTTATTTGGTGGCTTTGGCCAAAAGGATAGTGGTAAATCAGGTTTTGGCTCATGTATGCAAGCGTTTTTTTATTGGAACTTAAATCCTCTGGAGCTGAACACTTCTACACTTGTAGGTTTGTCTCGAAGATTAACCAGGTGCAAAAACACAATAGTGTTTTGTGACGAAATGCGCGACGATATTGACGAAGCGATGCACCAGACTTTGAAAGGAACCTGGAACGGAATAGGGCGTGAAAAAGGAAAAGGATTTGAAAGCAATAGAACTACGGTAGATAAGATCAACTCAGCGGTTTACTATTCGGGGCAATACTTACCCACTAGGGATGATGGTGCGCTTCCTTCAAGATCAATAATTGCGAACTTTGAAAATAGAGAGTTTTCCTCTCAGGAAAAAGAAGACTACAATAAATTGATTGCTTGGAACAAAACAGGGATCTCCTCTTTTATCCTGGACACAATTAAGCACCGTGATGAATTTGCAAAAAACTTAACTAAAGTCTACTCGGAAACTTCTAAGGAGTTGAAAGCAGCCTTAAAGGATCAGGAGTACCAGAACCGAGTTTTTGACAATTACCTCCAGCTTTTGGTTACCGTAAAAATGCTCAAGGATAAATTCAATTTTCCTTTTACTTATGAGAACTATTTAAAGCTCACAACGGACTCAATTGTTGAAAATTCAGAAACTATTGCCGACTCAGATGGTCTAGCTGCTTTTTGGCGAATTGTAGAATATCTAGCCAGCACGCCCACAGGACAGCATGGAGGAACGCCTGTAACGGTAGTTAGAAATGGAGAGGATTATGACATTGAGCGCGCTGGAAGCTTCAAGTATTCTCCTAAGAAAAACGAAGTAGAGACTTTTAATAATAAAGACAACGATCAAATTTTATTTATCAATTTTTCTAAAGTTTGGCAAGATTACCAGAAGGAAGTTACTAAGCGCCAAGGAGAGGAACTGATCGGGATGACAACAATAAGAAACTACTTGAAATCAAAGAAGTATTACATAGGCCCGTACAAAACCAGAAGAATTGGGAGCAAGGCTACGAGTGGTTACGCTTTCAATTATTCGATAATGAAACGCCTTGGTATTGTAGATTTTGGAGAGGATGACGATAAGCAAATTACTATACCTGATATCTTTTAATTATGGACGCAAAAGAGTTTCAACGATACGCAAAAGTATGCAATGATAATTTGATCACTATTTACCCGAAGGCATCAAACTCTGGAAAATATAAGATCATTATCAATCGCAACGGTCGAGAGAAAGTAGGTTCAGAAATATATGAGAACACCTCTTACATAAAAGAAGAATCGATACTTACTCCAAGAGGGCCGCAGAAGGTAAGAATTAAAGTGCCTTCTGTTTGGGAAAAAATACTAGAACTCTACAAGGAAACTTGCAAAAGAAACAATTTATTATAAAACCAATAAAAAAAAATTTACTATGACAAAACAAGAAGAATTAGAACAGCTTAGAAAATTTCCACATCATTACTTGTGGAATAAAAACCGCTCTAAATGGACTGAAGAGGATTTAGTTAATTTAATCAATTCTCCTCTCGGGTATAAAAAGGGGAACTGGTATAACAGTAACAAAGGTCAGCCGGTAGTTCAGTATGTCGGAAATGAAAAAATTGAGTTTAAAAGTGTTGTTGAAGCGCATCAAAAAACAGGTGTTCCATTACAACAAATTTATTCTGCTGTGAATGGGAACATAGAATTTGGTGGAGGTTTTAAATGGGAAAAAATATAAATATGAAAAACCAGCCAGTAAGGCTCTCAGTACTAGAGAGCATAGCCAACACAATCGTAGGATTAGTTTCCAGTTTTGCAGTACAGCTTTTTATTTTTCCAAAGTTTGGAATTATCATTAGTCATGAAACCAATTTAAAAATAACACTGCTATTTTTTGTGGTTTCATTTACTAGGGGCTATATCATAAGAAGGCTTTTTAATAGCATAAGAACCATTTAAAAAACGAAAACATGTCAATACTTAAATACAAAGTAGAAGTTGTTAGAACGGATGAATACGAGATTGAAATAGATGATGCGATCTATACCAATGATACAATTGAAGAATGGTCTCAACACTTCTTGGCGACTGACGATGAAAGTCGCCAAGAAGATTTTGTAAAGCATCTAGCAGTTGCAATTTCAATGAGCGGTACGGCTCAAGGACTTGAAGGTTTTGGGTTTGTGAAACAAAAGCACTGCTCGATGATCCAATCTGATTATTATACTCAAACGGCGGTTGGAAGGAAGAAAGTTACTGAAGAGGAGTACAACCCGGGATTAATTGTTACCATAAATAGTTACGAGGATCAAATTGAAACAGAAATTTTTAAACAATAAAGTCATGAAAAACGAAAACAAACCACTTTACAGCTACGAATATGCGCAACAAGAGCAAAAGTATGATCTAAGAGTCGCCCGATTATTTGGGTTTTCAATTGGGTTTATAGCAGCTATTTTATTAATCACTTCATTATTTTATTTAAATGGAAAAATCTAAGATGAAAAAATTAGCAGAAAAAGGCGGTTTCCTTTGGGTTGTGTTGACAATTATTCCAATAGCAATATTTACAAACGTGATAGGTAAAGCTATCCATTTAGACAGGAGTATAATTTTAGGAATACAATTGCCAACATTAGCTTTGCAGTTGTTTAGTCTTTTTATGATAATACGATAAAAGCGAGTAATTTTTTAATTTGCCTACAACGGTTTGCAGCTACAAGAAGTTGGCGATTTCGGAGCATTAAACTGTCCGCCACCACAAAACTTGATACGAAGCACAAAGTTTCATTTAACCACTGAACCGCCAATTTTTTGTAGGTGCTGTTATAAGCCGTTTTTATTTTTTTTTAAATGTCACTTGTTTTTATATGTTAATTTGTGTTACTTTGTGTCAAATTATGAATTATGGAAAACAATTTTTTGACCGTAGGTGATGTTGCTAAAACATTAAAAATTACTAGACAAACTGTTTCTAAATATATACAAAAGAAAGAGTTAAATGCTGTAAAAATAAATAAAAGTTATAGAGTTTCGTATCAAGAATTTGAAAATTTCTTATCAACTAACTCTATGGTTTCTGAACCTGAAACTTTATATTTAAAGAAAAGTCGTAATTGTTATTTAGATTATGAAGGTAAATCTAATGAAATTGAAATATTAAATTACAAGCCTTTAGGTTTTTTGAAATCAATTAATGATGAAAACCAAATTTTATCTAATAAAATGATTTTTGGAGAGAATTATTATGTTTTAAAGTCTTTATTGCCAAAATTTAAAGGTAAAGTTGATTTAATTTATATTGATCCACCTTTTGGAACTGGATTGAATTTTTCAAATATTGAAAATGATCTCGCTTATTCAGATAAATTAGTTAATAGTGAATTTTTGGAATTTTTAAGAAAAAGACTTTTTTTATTAAGAGATTTTATGTCTGAAAGTGGAAGTATTTATTTACATATTGATAAAAAAATTGGACATTATGTCAAAATAATTATGGATGAAGTTTTTGGTTATGAAAACTTTATTAATGATATTACTAGAATTAAATGCAATCCTAAAAATTTTTCTAGAAATGCTTATGGTAATTATTCTGATATGATATTGTTTTACGCTAAAAATAGAGATAAAAATATATGGAATGAAATTAAAGAACCTCTGACAAAAGATGAAGAAATAGATAATTTTTCGAAAATTCACCCTATTTATGGTAGATATACAACAAATCCTATTCACGCTCCGGGAATTACTATTGATGGAGACACTGGAAAAGAATGGAAAGGAATTCTACCACCAAAAGGCAGACATTGGCGATACAGCAGAGAAGAACTAACTAGATTAGATAATTTAGGATTAATAGAATGGTCTGCAAATGGAAATCCAAGAAAAATGGTTTTTGCAAATGAACATAAAGGAAAAAAAGTCCAAGATGTTTGGGCATTTAAAGATAAAGGACTTTCATATGTTGAATATCCTACGCAAAAAAATCACGATTTATTGAAAAGAATTATTTTAAATTCTTCAAATAAAGATTCTCTTATTATGGATTGTTTTGCAGGTTCTGGAAGTACACTTTTAGTTGCAAATCTATTAAAGAGAAATTGGATAGGTATTGATAATTCTAACCAATCGTTTGATGTCATAAAACAAACATTTAAAAAAGAGAAAGTTAAGTGTAATTTTTATGAGTATGTTTCTATTGATTAAGAAATTTTTCTAAATATTCGTGCAACAATAATGAACTAACAATATCATATTCAGACTCTTGGATATTAACAGCTTCTTTATTGTTCACTAAACGGTGATTTATATTAAACAATGACCAAGGGAAACCATCTACAACTCCGATTCTAATTACTGCACCTCTTTGGTTTCTGCAGAATTTTATTACTTCTTGTACTTGTTTCTCTTGATTTCCTCCTGGTTGTCCTATCCATTTTGCTTCTCCAATGATTAATTGATTGTTTACCTTTGCTATTAAATCAGGTCTTTTGTCTAAATTTTGATGGAGAATGTCATTAATATATAATTTTCCAACTTCTTCAGAAGCATCAAGAATACAAATTCCTTCTGTTGATTCTTGAAAAAGATTTAATGGTAAAGGAGTAAAGTTTAATCTTAACCAAGCATTAAACATTGGTCCCATTTGAGTATTTAATTTTGGAGCAGCCTCAAGTCTAACGACTGTTTCCTCTGCAGTCATTGAGTACAAAGAATTTGCAATTCTTTCAATTTGCACTGGATTATTTACACCACATCCTTCAATGTTTTTTAGTAAATACCAAATCGGGTCTTCGTAAGGAAATTTAGTTAAACCTTCAAGAATTTGTATTAATTCATTTGTTCTTCTTGATTGATGTGCATTTATTATTCTTCGTCTTAAATTTAAATCAAGTCTTTCAGGAGATGCAATTTGAAAAGGATAAACCGCAAGAATTTGATCTAAATAATTAGTGTCTTTAAATAGGTTTATACTTTTTAAAACCCATTCGTTTAAATGTTCAGAATTATTTACTATGTCGATTGATCTTTCCATAATTTTCTTAAAAGTCCGCAAGTTAATAAAAATATCTTACAGTTTCGTTTTTCACAAAATGGCTTATAACTACTCACTAAACCTAATTTTAATACACGCTAACCCATGATAATCACTGTTAATTATATTGCAAAGTACCGCATTTCATTTGCGCCAAATTATGTGTTTACAAAATGCGGATTGTGCTATAATTGTAAATCAGGAAGGTTGATCAAGCAAGTATTAAAAGGAAGTACTATTGGCTATGTTATCACAGGGAAGTTTAAGTCGCTTAAATTTTTAAGAACAAATTTAGAAAAAATTACTAAAAAGGAAATAGTACCTTTTTAAAACCCTTAAAACCCCAAACGATATGAAATAAAGAAAACCTTAACCATAACCAGCAAGCATTTTTTTAACGAACTTTATGCGACACGTGGGTCACGCGGGGTTAAAAGGTTCGAATCCTTATATGGTTCATAAAACATAAAATCATCCTTTAAAAGGGGTGATTTTCTATTTATAAGATATTCTCAAAATCTAAACATGCCTCACCTGTAATTGTATTTCTAGCTGTCTACTGGCCAGTAATGATTATCCTTTAAATAGCCGTAATTAAAAACTATCGTAAACATCTCGCACCTGTAATTCCCTCGCGCCCCCAATTATAAAAATCACTGTAAATATGTGGACTAGTGGACTAGTTGACTCGCAATACTACCATAAAACGGGAATGAATTAAATAGTAAATCGAGAAGAAATTAAAAATTCCCTTTTTTTTGTTTTTCCCCCGATCCCCCAATTAAAAAAAGATTTATGAAAGAGGAAGAATGTCAAATATAAATAGTTCCACAAATCCACAAGTCCACAATTTTAATTTTATAGTATATAAGTATCTATTATATAGATAATTAGATAAAATTATTATTTGTTTTTATCTGTGGAACTTGTGGAACTATTTTAAAATAAACAAAGAGGTTCCACAGTTCCACAATGGTTCCACAATGTAAGTTGCTGATTTTCAGTGTGTGGAACTGTGGAACTAAAAAACCAAAAAAAGTCAATTAATTACTTTATATTTGTTTTTTAAAAAATAATTTAAAAATAAAATAAGATGTCAGAACGCTCCGCTGTTATCATAAATTTTCCTGTAAAACCGCATGTTTATAAATATCTGCAAAAAAAAGTAGGCGAAAAATTAGTAGTAACCAAGTCTGATTTTTTTGGAAGTATGGTTCTCGACATTCTATCGAAGCGCTATGTTGTTTTTAATAAAGTGAGTTTTGATCTTGTTTTTCCAGTAGAGATATCCTTGCGGTACATGGAGGATATGGGCATTCACATTGATTCTAAGATTATCAGGAAATTTAATCAAAGAGCCGATGACGTTTTCCGGGAAGAAATGAGAACCTATGTGGATCTTAATTTTAGACTCAATGGAATGAAGAAGGAAACTTCGCTTCGCCAGCTTTTATTTGATTACAATATTAGCGAAGATGATATAAAATTTGAAACATTATTAAAGGATATCATGCGAAAAGTAAAACACAACTAAGTGGACAAATAAACTTTCCCACGATTTGTACACGATATTTTCATTATTTTGTAAATTAATTAATTGACTTTTATTATTATGATCAACGCAATCACCTCCGAAAATTATAAAAACATCACTAAGGTTTCTATCCTGGACTCAAAGAGTGTTTTTTATCCTTTAAAATATGTTTTAGAAAAAAGAGACATTAATTATGATGAAGATCAATGCGTTGTTATTGTACCAATGTTCGAAGACTTGAAGTATCCTGCTACCAGCAAGATGACTGATGGAGGCTTGATTCGCGATTATAAGATTGAAATTGCAATAAACAATCAATTGCCAGATACAGCTGCACGGTTAGAACTGCTTCACAACCGGAAGGTAATTGTGATTCTGCACCATAGATATGGAAAGATCATCATAGGCTGTAATGAAATGCCTTTAGATTATCTCTATACAGATGATAATACCACTAATCCATTACAAGACAATGGTTTTACGGTCGTTTGTCGTGGAAACGCGTATTTTCTCAAGGTTTCTATATAAAACAATGTCCTTTTTAAAAGTGTAATATGGTAGTAAAATTGTATCGTCAATAATACTAACGAAAAACTTTTATATTTTGAGCGTACAAAACATTCATTCATTAATAAATGGAAAATGGTTCATTCATGAACAGTACGGGAAAGCTTTACTGCCTTCTCTTTTTTCTATTATAGAAGGTAAGTCTCTTGTTTCTGTCGTTGATCTAAAAATAAAAATCCCTGATGTATTTATTGCAGTAAAGGGAAAGCACAGTTTGAAAGCGGCTTCTTTTGATAAAGGAAATAACAGCGAATCTTATGTTGCTGTAATTGGGTTGAAAGATCCTATTTATAAATACAATCAAGAGTGTGGTCCTGCTGGGACAAAAACGAAAGCTAGAATGATGCAATCCTATTTACAGGATCCAAATTGTAAAGGGGTTGTTTTAGATATTGATTCTGGCGGTGGTCAAGTTTCAGGAACTCCTGAATTTTACGATTTTATTAAAGAAACCTCAAAACCAGTTGTGGCTTACACAGATGGGTTGATGTGTTCTGCTGCTTACTACATCGCTAGTGCTGCTAATTATATTGTGGCTAATAAACGTGCAGATGCCATTGGAAGCATTGGTGTTATGATTCATTTTATTGATGTTTCTGGCATGTACGAGAAAAAAGGCGCTAAGGTAATTACAGAATATGCTACGCAATCTACAGAAAAGAACAACGCCTTCGAGCAATTGCTAAAAGGCAATCCTGAGCTTTATATTAAAAACGAACTTGATCCTATTGCGGAGGAGTTTATCAATGATATTAAGGCCGTTCGTTCTGCGGTTCCAAATGATGTTTTCAAAGGTGGAACTTGGAACGCTCAGGAATCATTAGAAAGAAAACTAGTTGACGAAATTGGCACACTTCAAACTGCCATCGCAAAGGTTTTCGAATTAGCAGCTGCAAAAAATTCAAATTCAAATTCAAATAATAATTCAAAAAAGGAAACTATGTCAAAAAAGACTAAAGGCTTTCCTGTAATCCAAGGCATTCTTGGGATTGAAGGAGATGGTCTTGGGACTATTTCTACAATTACCGGGAAGAGTGGAATACAGATTTCGGAAGCGCAACTAGAAGCTATTGAAAACGCACTGGTTGAAAAAGATGCTGCCGTTGCTACAGCAACTGGAAAAGCAACCACAGCAGAAAGCCGTGTTACTGCAATTGAAGGAGCTATTAATACTGCTGTGACAGCTGCCGGTCTTGATGCTAAAGTGGAAGCGGAAGCGACAACGGAGAACAAAATTACATTGCTAGGCGCAACCGTAGTTGAGTATGGAAAGAAACCCGGTGCAAAGGTGAGTACGCCAAAAGCAGAGGGTGATTCATTTGAGAAAGAAGATAACGTTGTGAATGCCACAGATGGTCACAATGAATTGTATAACAAGGCTTAATTTTTAAATCATGTCAGTAAACATCGACCAAATTTTAGAGGAAACAAAACGTTTCAAGGATCAGAATCCTACTATTCTGAACGGAATGATAATGTCTAGCGAAATTCTTTTAAATAAGATCGCGAGATTAGTTCCAAAAATCCGTGGTGAGTTTGCTACGGTAAATTCATTAATGGGCCACGTAGTGCAGCAATTCTCTACTACTTGGACTGAAACTGCCGATGTGCAATTTCGTGGAAAACAGTTGAAAAACTACCACCAGAAAGTGAATTTTGCTTTTACTCCAGCTGAAGTGATTGGTTCTTGGGTTGAGCAAAAATACGATGAAGGTGTAGAGTTGAAGGACAAAAGCATTAGTAAGCACGTAATGACAATGTTGAAAGCTAAAGTAATTAGTGATGTGAATTTGTTGTCTATTACAGGTGTGTACGATGCTACACAACCAACGGTTTTTGGTAAATCAATGGATGGTTTGAATGAAATTCACCGTAAATTATTATTGAACACGGTAAACCCTTGTTTCGTAATTCCTACAGATGCTATTGACGCTAATAACATCTTGGATGTTGTTCTGGATTTTGAGAGATCAATCCCAAAACAATACAAGTCTTTGATTAAGAGCGTCAAGATGAGTGATACCAATGCCGAGAATTATTCTTTGAAATATGAAGACTTGTATGGTAAAAATACAAACTTCACTGATTCTAAAGGATTGATGACTCGTTTAGGGAAGCGTGCGATAATATCAGTTCCTAACATGAATGATGCGGTTCTTGAATCTACGCTGGAAGGAAACTTAGTGCGTATGATTGATGTGATTGAAAACCCTGGTACAATTACGGATGTTCAAAAATTAGATTACAAAATCAAAGTTTTTGGAGAATTTACTCTTGGGTATGACTATGCAGTCAATGAGTTGGTAGTACTGAACTCCCCTACTATTTTAGTAAGAGGATTGAGAGATGCAGCATTGAATGCGTTGTATTACCCAGAAGAAGTAATTTAATCCTTTAGGAAATTATGAGTAAAGAATTAGTGAAAAAAGCAATAGAGCTCGGCATTGAGAATGCCGAGGCTCTTACTGCCTCTCAATTGAAATTAGCGATTGTGAATGCAGAAAAAAAAATAGCTCAAGATGCTGAAATAGTTACAGAAGCAACTGAATTAGGTCTTGTAGTGGAAGGAAAATCAGTAGAAGAATTAGTCGCTGCAATTGTTGAATTTCAAAAGGTAGCTGATGAAATTGCAAAAGCTGCTCGTGACGCTGAATTGTTAGCCATATTGTCTGACTATCTAGGTATATCAGATATTGACAGTTTAAGCAAAGAGGAAGTGGTTGCACTTCTTGAGGCTAAAAAAGCAGATGAAGCGGCTGGAATCGAAGTGGTTTTAGAACCAGTACAGGAAGGTAGAACTGATGAAGCGGCTACGGCTGCAAATGGCTTGGAATATATGTTTAAAGAAGATGCACCTGCATCCTTTAGATACTTAGGACAGCATAGAACGCAAAAGGAATGGATCGCTGATGTTGATGCTATCGATTTAATGGTTGCAGGAAAATTATCATTTTTAACATTAAAAAAATAGACTATGAATTGTTTTGACGATTTACCAGTAGAAGATTTAACAGCTTGTATCAATGGTGAAGTACAAGCAGGCGTTTCTGAGGTGGGTGTGCGCTATGCCATTCATCCTCAAATCACCACGTTTCCGATGCCTTTAAATTATGGTGAGGTGGGCTACACTTACGGAACAGCAGTAGAAGTTACTACCGATATTGTTTTTCAAGCTGGAAAAGGATTTGGAAAAATAGTGTTGATGCCAGACACCGGAGAAGTGATGTGTGATTTAGTAGGGAACAAAGGTAATAAGAAAACCAAAAGCTCCTTTGCTTTTGCAGTTTCAGGAAACGACAAGACTACACTTGGATTTATGAGAACCCATAAGAACACGCCTATGTTGTTTTTAGTTCCAGAACGGGATGGACAAAAACGTCTTGTAGGGGATAAATACAGTGCGGCGTATATTATTGAAGGTAAGTCTACCACTGGAAAAGGTGGTGAGGATGATAAAATGGTAAATTTTACCATTGAATCCTTCTGTGTGCCTATTGTTTACTCTGGGGTAATACAAGAGCCTGCAGTTGTATAATGAATAAGTTTTTTGAAATAGTAAATCTAGCCATTCCTTGCTCCTTCGTTTTAAACGGTGGGGCAAGGTTTGATTTACGTACCGGAATTCCAAATAATTCCTTGGAAGTCTACAAAGGAGGATTTAAATATTTGGGATTAAAGCCTGGTGCCGAGGAGCTTTTTAAAAAGGAGAAAATTGCAGATCTATTGCATTTAATCAAAAAAGCAAGACGCATCGAGGATGTAGAAATTTTGGCTTTGGCAAAACCTGACAGTGAGAAAGTTCAGGAAGTTGCAAAAGCGAGAATAGCAGAATTTAAGTAGCTTTTTCATTTTTATTGGTTTTTAATTAGTGAAAAGTCTGGGTGTAATGCTCGGACTTTTTTTTAAATGGTTTTTTATGAATATCCATGGTTGGTTTGCTTATTCCGGTTCTTACGATGATGGGGTTTTGCTTTACAGCAAATTAGCCTCTTGCAATAGCAATGTGCTGAGAAGCTTCGGTAAGGAATCAACAGCTAATTTTCTTAAACTGAAATACGAACTCAAAAAGGCTTCGTTTTCTGAAAAACCTACGATTACTCCTAAAATAGAAAAGGCTATGGCTGTGGTTAATCCTATACCTAAAGCCAAGCCTTTATTGCAGGAAATTATAAAACAGTCGGTTGCTGTTTCTTTTCAGAAAGAAACGATGGCAATGTATCCACCGCAATTGCATTCTACGTACCGTCAACGTGTGAATGATTTTTATCATTCTTGTGAGCTCAAATTCCAATTGAATTTACTTGAAGATGATGACGAAAATAGTGCGCTTACCATTATCATTCAACTCGAAGATCTGTGGACCAAGATTGATAGAGCCTGGATGATTCTAGATCACTGGAAAGATCACAATAGAGTTATGCCAACGGAGGAAAGCGAGGACTTCAAAAAGCTAAACGGAATTCAACTAGTAAAGCTTCGGGACAACCTACAGTCTAGGATCAGTAAACGAGAGAAAACAATCGATGTCATGAAGGAGCAGGTAAAAGCGTCTCCTGAAGAGCGAGGACTTCTCTCTTTGCTGAACCGAAAACTGGAACAACTGGAGCAACTAAAAATTGATTTAGAAACGATTAGAAAAATTTTGAAAGATGAGTAATTTATTATTATTAGCTCCGCTGGAGTGGTCCACCCAAAAAAGAAAAGTTAGGGATTTGATTCCTTATGAGTACAATCCCCGAAAACTGTCTGAAGACAAAAAACAAAAACTTAGAGAGAGTTTAGAAAAATACAATCTTGCCGAAATTCCTGCTATCAATACAGATAACATCATCATTGCTGGCCATCAGCGTGTTGTTGTTCTTTTGGAAATAGGAAGAGGCGAAGAGGAGATTGATGTTCGTGTTCCCAATCGCGAACTGACTGAATTAGAGTTTAAAGAGTACAATATTCGCTCGAATGTATCTGTTGGAGAATGGGATATTGATATTTTGAATGCCATTTTTACGGATATTGATTTGTTGTCTCTTGGATTAAATGTAGATGATATTCCATTGCCAGATGATGGTTTGCCTATGGAACTACAATCTGAAGAGGAAACTGACTTTGATCCAGTTTTGCCAAAAGAACCTATCACAGTTTTAGGCGATGTTTATGAGATGCATTCGAAACAAAAGAAACTCGTGCATCGTGTGGTTTGTGGAGATAGTCGATCGCCAGAAGTTTATGAAGCATTACTTGAGGAAAAATTATTTGATCTCGTATTGACTGATCCACCATATAACGTAAATTATACCGGGGGCACTAAAGATAAGTTGCAGATTGAAAATGACAATATGACAAGTGCCGACTTTTATACTTTTCTATTTGAATTTTATAAAACGGCTTGTGATCATACACAATTAGGCGGTGGTATTTATGTTTTTCATGCAGATAGTGAAGGTGCTAATTTTAGAAATGCGCTAAAGGATGGCGGTTATAAACTAGCTCAATGCCTTATTTGGTTGAAAAACTCTATTGTAATGGGTCGCCAAGACTATCAATGGAAGCACGAACCTGTACTTTATGGATGGAAAGAAGGCGCTGCGCATAACTGGTATTCTGACCGGAAGCAAACCACTGTGATTGAATTTAATAAACCGATAAGAAGTGAAGATCACCCGACAATGAAGCCTGTTGATTTGTTTACTTACTTGATGAAAAATAGTTCAAAACAGAGTGATATCATTGGTGATCCATTCCTTGGTTCTGGTACCACTTTAATATGCTGTGAAATGAACTGGAGGCAATGTCGCGGGATTGAACTTGATCCTCGATATGTTGATGTCGATGTGAGGAGATGGCTTAAGTACATGCGTGAAAATCACTTGGACTTTGAACTCTTAAAAAATGGAGAAGTTTTATCGAAAATTGAAATTGATAAATATTTTGAATAAACAAAGGCCTCACTTATTATGAGGCCTTTATTTTATATTTTTTTTGTAGGTTTGTTCTCTAACCGAAACAAATTAAATATGGAAGAAGAAGTAGATTATGAAGATCACATTAGTGATTTAAAACTAATTATTGAAAAATTACCTCAATTAGTATCTGCTTACGGAGTGAGTTTTGCCACTTATTTGCCTATTGAACATTATGAAAATAGTAATGCTGGACTTTCGAAATTAGCAGAAGATTTTAAGCACATAGATTTTGATCATTTAATAAATGACGATTTATTAAAAAAAAATATTGCATCTAAGAAAAAGCAAATTGGGAAACTAGAATCAAGAATATCTACTTTAAATGATTTAATTGGTAAGGAGGGAGATTCGGTTGAAGGTTCTTCATTTCATTCATTTGTATCGATTATTAGTAAAGAAATCGAAGAGTTAAGAAAAACTAGAGATGAATTAGATATTGAAATAAATTTGAAAAATATTGAGCTTGAAAGTAAAATAAGTTCGATTAATACTACGGTTAAAACGGCTAATGAAAAAGCTTTACACGCTATTAAAGTTGCAGAAAATATTGCTAAACAGGATATTAATTTAGCAGAACAGGATGCAAAACAAAAAATTAGATCAGCAGAGCAAGATGCTAAAAGCAAGGTAAGGCTAATTAATCAGTTTAAAGATTTTATAGAAGAAACAAACAATAATATGAAACTTTATACGGCAGTAATAGTTCTTGTAGTTGTAGCAATTGGCTTGACGATCGCAATTAGTATTCCTAATTTACTCAAATCTTTTGACAATTATAACGCTTATGTTCTAGCTTTAGATGCCAAAGCAGGCTCAATGCCAATTATTAATTATGCTTTTGGAATATTAGTTTTGAAATTACCTTGGGCATTATGCTTAAGTGCAGTATTTACAGGAGGTTATGCTTTAATAAAAGGGTTACTAATTACCTATGAAAAAATTAATCAAGATAAGAGAAACATGTCTGCTATTTATTCTGTTTCTGGCAATATAGCTCAAGCATTAAATGAGTATGGTTTAGCAATAGTTAAAGATTACGAAGATCCCGATACTAATGAAATAAACATCCATATAAGTGAATCAAAAGTTAATATAGAGCACAAGAGAGAAACTTTGAAATGGAACCAAATTATCAATTATTTTGAGCGAATGCAAAGCAATACTATTGAAAAAAAAGAAGAAGACGATCCTTCTAAAATAAAGTTTGTAACGGGTGTTTTAAATAAAGTATTAGCAAAAATACCAACACCAAAATAAAATAAAAAAGCCTCACTAAACGTGGGGCTTTTTTATTTGTCCTTTTTTCTACACTTACCGTTTATGACCTTGCATTAAAATAATAGCAATATGAGTTCTAATGCGGTCATTCTTCGAAAGAAAGTCACAACCCTGGATAAAATACGCAAGTACTATCTCAAGGGTGAACACACCGTTACATTAAGCGAGTCACAAGAAGAAACTCGTATAAAAATATCCAAAGCGTGGAACTTGATGATAAATTATCATTCCAAGGAACAGGCTGTTTCGGTGTTAGTGAATGATGGTTCTAGCCGTGCTCAGGCGTATCGCTATGTCAATGATTCTTTGGCGATTTTCGGAGATATATTAAAAAATCACAAGGAAGCCAAGCGTTACTTAATTGAGGAGGATCTAATGCGTTTGCAACAGCGAGCTATCAAGGATAAAGACGGGGCATTAGAATTGAAAGTGATCGCGCAAAGGATTAAAATTGGTGGTTTTGATAAAGATACTGATCCAAATTTTGATCCAGAGAAACTGAAAGCTCAGACTTACATCTTGAAAGTACATCCTTCTGTCTTGAAATCATTAGAAGGTCGAGAGGATGGTGGTTTAATTGATTTCAATGATATGAATTCAGAGGATATCGATTATGAAGATGTAAATGAGGATGAAGATGAAGAATAACGAAATCGAGCTCAATCTTGCTCAAATAGTCACGATAGCCAAAGCTAGTAAAAAGGTAATGAATCTAATTACTTTGGTGGAGATGTATATTAAAACCATTGTTTTAGAATGGGCTCGTGGTTCTGGGAAGTCAACAATATTAGGCTGGTTTGTCAAAGAATCCGTAATGCAAATGCCTAAAGCAACTGGAATAATAGTCGGCGAAACGTATCAGCAAATCTTATCCAGGACACTACCCTCTACTAAGGCGGGATTGGCGATGTTTGGGATATATGAAGACATCGATTATGTCGTAGGAAAGTGTGGAAAAAGCCTTGGTTTTGAAATGCCTTTCCAGTCGCCTAGTAAGAACTGGGACAATACAATTCACTTTTCCAATGGTTTTATTTGGCAATTAGTTAGTAATGATCAAACTGATGCCGGACGTGGACTTAACTCTTCAATCGTAATTGGGGATGAGGCAGCATTGCTGGATAATGTAAAGTTATTTAATAACGTACAGACTACAAACCGCTCTACTTGTGGCGGTTTATATGAAGATCAGCCGTTGTGTAATGCTGAGATATATGCTTCTTCTGTGGCAATGACTAAGAAAGGGCAATGGTTTACGGACTTGGATGCGTTAGCTAAAAAAGAACCTTGGAAGGTGTTATTTGTGAAAGCTCCTGCAGCGGTAAATAAACACAACCTGTCTGCCTCTTGGTTTGAACGTATGCGAGACAATGCACCAAGCGTGATGCATTATGATGCTGAGATCAGGAACATACGCCCTGCCAAGGTGACCAATGGGTTCTACCCACAGCTTGACCCAAAGAAGCATTACTACCGCAATGCCTATGATAACGAATACTTAGAAGGAATAGGCGTGCGTGCCAGGGCTAAGGACTTCAATTGTAAGCAGGACACGGACTACATGAAGAGTAAGCCGCTTATCTTGACCATTGACTGGGGTAACATCATAACGCTTAAGGTATCACAAGACCAAGGCGAACGCTACCGTTGTCTCAAGACTTTCTATGTGAACTCACCCAAGATCATTGATGATTTAATTGATGAAGAGTTCGCTCCTTACTATGAAGATAAGAAGAAGTCTAACAACCTGATTGAGTTCTACTATGACCGTAATGGTAACAATAAGACACCCAACTCTAGAGTAACGTTTGCAGAGCAGGCGATTGATTGCTTAAAGCGTCAAGGCTGGAAAGTCATAGTGAAGGTGCGCAAGGGTGCTGAGAACCCACCGCATAACGAGAAGTTTATAGTGATCAATTACTTATTGAAACATGGTGGTACAATGGGATTGCCTGCAATAGAAATCAACGAGAACAATTGCCAGGATCTTATTATATCATTAGAGAATGCTCCAGCTCTCGCTGGCAATAAATCCAACACAATTGTAAAAGATAAACGAAGCGAGAAGTCTAAGGTCTTGCCTCAGCAACATGCGACTCACTTCTCTGATACTTTTGATATCCCACTCTACTGGAGATATAGTAAGCAGGTTTTTAAGCTTATCAAACAAAAACACGACAAAGTTTTCTTGCCATTGTTCAAAGGGCATACGCTGAAAAAATAGGGTTTTTTTGGTTTTTTAAAATAAACGCCACCATATATCGCGTTTTTTCGAAAAAGGCAAGTGTAGAAACAGATTAGGGGCAAGCCGGTCAACATCGAGACGAAAAGAGATTTAAAACGGTTTTAAATTTTGTAAGTATTTGAAAATTATATCATTAAATTTTTTTTTTTGATACCGAAGGCACAAAGTTGTACTCAAAAATACTGTCCTTTTTAAAAATAGTTTATAAACCGAATTTTGAATCATGGTTAAGAGAATGTTTATGATACAGGTTTTGGAAGAAATGAAAAAAACCGATGCGAAAGGAGATGCAGTTCCTTTCACGATTGAGTTCAGAACCTACAACCGTCACAATAAAATGGGTGGGGTTTTGAAACGGTATGAAGGCGCTAAATTATTGATGGCTAAAAAAACAAAAGGAAAACCTTTCAATCCACTTGCTTTTTACAACCGGGAGGAAGTGGAACGAAAGAATCCCAACCATTGGCAAAACAGAACTAGAAATATAGAATTGATTTCTGGCCAAATAAAAAAACTAAACATTTTATACATCACTAAGTTCAACGACTTAGAAGTAATATATTGATATGGAACATTTTAAAAACATACACGTAGGAAAAGTATCAGTTGCATTGACGGGGCTTGTTAATTCATCCATTCCGACGGCAATCAAAATTAAGATTGATCCTTCGAACGAAAATACTACTGCTGAAATAGTGCAATGGGGAGCTGACAACTTGTACCCACAAAATTTCTACAATAAAAAGTTTCTAAAAAATGGAGCTGCAGTTGGCGGGATCAACACGCTATCATCTACCACTTACGGTAATGGTTTTGGTTTGTACAAAAAAATAAAAAACACCGCGGGCAAAGTAGAGCTTCAAGAAGAATTGATCGAAGATTATGCAGAAATTGAAACATTTGTTTTTGAAAACAATTTAGACAAATATTGGGCTGCTAAAATAAAAGACCTATCGCTTTTTGAAATTGCATTTACGGAACACGTTATTTCAGTTAATGGAGAAAAAATAGTCAGAGCAATTCGCCACAAAGCCGCACATTGTCGCTTTGCAAAAATGAATGAAGCAGGCAATATTCCATTAGTAGTTATAAATACTGATTGGGCTACATCAAATAAAAACTACTCTACGCCTATTCCATTCTTTGATAAAGATAGAATGACGGCTCAGGAAATAAAAGACATCTGCAAAGAAAAAGGGATCTATAATTTCTGTACAAGTTCTTCCTATGCTTTCGTTGACGAAAATTACTATCCTAAAGCAGGTTGGCACGCAGTGGACCGCAATGGCTGGATGGAAGTGGCAAACTCTGTTCCTGAATTTAAAAAAGCCTTCTTTGATCAGCAGGCACACATAAAATTCATGATCTACGTTTCTGATTATTATTTTGAAAACTTTTACAAAGAGGAATGGGATGATTTCGACGCGGATAAACGCCAGAAAATGCGTGAGGAATTGTCTGCAGCTATTGATGAACACTTATCAGGAAACAAAGCGGGTGGGCGTTCACTGATTTCTCCAATATTCGAAGACGGTGGAAAGTTTGTAAAAGGGATCGAGGTAGTGCCTATAGATGATAAACTAAAAGACGGCTCTTACCTTCCAGATGCTTCAGCGGCCAACTCTGAAATTCTTTTCGCCATCGGAGTAAATCCCGCAATTATTGGAGCAGGAACTCCTGGTGGTTCTAACCTTGGCGGTTCCGGTTCTAACATCCGTGAAGCCTACACTGTTCTTTCTGCTTCATTGGTCCCAAAGAGAATTTACGTGTCCGATGATTGGTTGTTTTGGCGTGCATTCAACAATTGGGACAAAAGCTTAATAGGCATGTTCTCAGGTGTCAACCTTACCACATTAGATAAAAATCCAAACGGTCAAGAAAATATAATCCATAAATAACCATGAGACTAATTAACAATATATCCGATTTAAAACGTCACATCATTGTAGCGGCGACTTTCGATTTTGAGAAAGTAATTCCTTTTTCACGAAGAGCAGAGCGAAAAATGATACTGGAACTTATCGGCCAAGTGCAGTACGACCTCATTGTAATCCATCCTTTAGATGTTGAAAGCTCTGAGCCTATCGATCAAGTCAAGTTGTTCCTTGAAGAAGCTATTGCCAACTATTCTTTGTTCATGGCTATGCCAACAATTAATGTTTTAATAACAAATTCGGGAACTAAAACTTCTGAAAGCAAAGAGGCTTCTAATGCAGACTGGAAGGATAAGCGTGACCTGAACCGCTCGCTTTTGAAAACATATAATGAAGCGCTTGACAGTGCTTTCCAGATCATGGAAGAAAACATAGCTGATTTTGAGGCCTGGAGAGATTCAAAATACTACACTGTATTCAAAAATTTGATTGTTGCACAAACAGAAACTTTCAATCTTTATTTTAATATTCAAAAAAGCCGCCAAACATTCGTTGCCTGTAAGCCGTCCATGCGTGAAGTTGAGGAGCAATATTTAATCGCGATGCTAGGCGATGCTACACTTATTTTTTTAAAGAAAACCTCTGCAGATATTCTAGTTACGCGAGCGCAGCAATTAGCACAAAAAGCAATCGTAGCCTTAACCGTTGCTAAAATCGCTGACACTGGAACTTTCTCTTTTACCGAAACTTCTTTTACCGTATCTACTGATCAGATGCCGTGGGAAAAAACAAACCTAGAATTGTCAGAGGAAAAGCTTGCAAGACTTCGTAAGGCAAAACAAACTGCAGGTGAGGAATATCTAAAAGCGTTGAAAAAATTAATAGTAGCAAATCCTTTGATTTTCACAACATACCAGGACAAAACAGAAACGGGAATCACACCGAAGATTATAAAGAAGAAATCAGGGTTGTTCCTGTAAATCATGTCCTTTTAAAAAATCACACACGAACTTATTTTTGATAAAAATAAATTGAAATGCAAATAGTAAGAGTACCCACCGCCAACGGCATAGACGATATAAAACTCATAGGTGAAAGTGAGTTAGAAAGTCAGTTCATAAAGCAACTTGCCGAGGCGGGTACGCTTTCTTGCGTGAGTAAACAAGTAGGAGATTCTATTTTGTTTCGTGCTATATCCGTAACCTCTGAAATAAGTTCTTATACATCCACCAGAGATTCAATAGGGAAGTATGATTTTACTATTCGACAAAACGAAAATCACAACTTCGATTTGACTTTCAACAAAGATGCTGTTGCCATCAACCTTCAGCAGTTCTCGTCTATTAAGCTGCAAGTAAAACACAGCAAGTCTGCTCCTGCTATTATCGAATTGACAGTTGGTTCCGGACTTACGATTTCAGGTATCGATAATAATATTTTATCAATTGCCATAACTGCCGATCAAGCGAAAGTATTGACTTACGAAAGCTACTACTATGACATTCTAATGAGCAAACCAACCTCTAATGTCTACTATGTGGAAGGAAAAGTAACCGTTAAACAAACCGGAACACGATGAGCGATAATATAAGCATAGAGGTAAATGGAGTTCCTATACCACGTATAGAAATCATCATTGATGAGAATTCGGCACAAGCTGCCAAAGATGCTTACGAAGCAATTTTGTTGATTTTACAGGAGTTTGCTAATACCGACATTTCTTTAAAATTAGACAAAGGAGGTTTTGAAGGCACTGCTCAAACATTGTCTGATTCTATACTGGCTGTCGAAGAAAATTTAGTGCCACTGCAATCTAAATTTACTTTAGTGCAGAAGATTACCGACAACTTAACTGGTGTTATTGAACTTGGTGATTACGCTCGCGGTTTTGGTCCAGGAGCGGATGCTGATCTTGAATACTGGCCAATGGCTATTTATCTTAATCTCACAGGCGACAACAACGTAAACAATTATCTTAATTACAAACCAATATCAGTTTCATTACCAAATTCTTAAAACCATGAAAAAACAACTTTTATTTTTACTGCTATTTATTTCAACAATAGCCTTTTCTCAAACAACTACAACGCCAGTTGGAAGCATCAAGCATAACAATGCCTTGATATTAAACAATGTTGCTGACACACTATTGGTTAGAAATCCAACAACTAAGAGGATTGAAGGGATATCTAAATTGGTTTTAATAGATCAGGTAAAAGCCACTATCGTTTATCCGGCTACTAATATTTCTATAGGAAATCGAACTGCCAACACTATTGGTGTGTATAGCTCCACAGGTACAGGAGCGATACTTCCAGCGGTTTCTACCACAGAAGCAGGACTTATGCCTGCTACTGATAAGGTAAAGTTAAACGGTATAGCCACAGGGGCAACTGCTAACAGCACAGATGCTCAGTTAAGAGATAGAACCACGCATACAGGGGTACAAGCAATTGCAACTGTAACTGGACTTCAAACAGCTTTGGATGGGAAACAAAACAATCTTGGATTCACTCCTTACAACGCCACTAATCCAAGTGGGTTTACTGCTAACAGCACAGATGCTCAATTACGAGACAGAACGTTACACACAGGAGTTCAGGCTATTGCAACGGTAACAGGTTTGCAAAGTGCCTTAGATTCTAAGCAAGCTACAGGCGATTATGCTACAAATACAACGGTAACTAATGGGCTCAATACAAAAATAAACAACTCAGAAAAAGCAGTAGCTAATGGAGTGGCTACACTTGGGTCTGACGGAAAAGTTCCTAACAACCAAATACCAGCTTTAGCAATTTCAGAAACATTTCCTGTTTCGTCAGAAGCACAAATGATTGGGTTAAGCCAAGCAGAACAAGGAGATGTAGCAATTAGATCAGACTTAAGCAAAGCGTTTATTTTAAGACAAAGTCCTTCGTCAGTTTTAGCTAATTGGAGTGAATTACTTACACCAGCATCAACTGTTACAAGTGTAGCGGGCAAGGTTGGAGCAGTAGTGCTGAATAATGGGGATGTGGGACTTGGAAATGTTCCTAATACAGACTTTACAAGTGCTGTAAATTTAAACACCGCTAAAATCACAAACTCCACACATACAGGAGATGTAACAGGCTCAACTGCACTAACCTTAGCAACAGTTAACAGTAATGTTGGAAGTTTTAACAATGTAACTGTAAACGGAAAAGGTTTAGTAACAGGCGCTAGCAATGTGACGTATGCTACTGGGGGAGGAACTGCAACTGGAATAAACACAGGAGACCAAGATTTAAGCGGAAAGGCTAATATTTCTGGAGCTAATTTTACGGGTCCAATTTCAACTACAAATAATCTTACCGTTGGCGGTGATGTTAAAGGAGACGGTAATCCTACTCTTAAAACTTTTTGGGGAGGGGCTTATAGTGGTGGAGTTCAAATTAAGACAGATGGTGGTACAGTAGACAGGTACGCACGAATAGGTATGATATCAGGCACTAAAACTTGGCAAGGTGGAATGACTATAAACAATGATGTTACGGCCAGTTTTACAAGTTCAGTTTCGGCACCTAATTTCATAGGAAGTTTTACTGGAAACCTTACAGGATTTGCAAATTCGGAAACTTTTTCATCAGTCACATCTAGAAATCCTGACACAGGCTCTACTCTCAATCTTTCTAGCACAACACCTATCAGGTTTGGTGCGGCGGCATCTGGTGATTTATTTTTAGGAGTTATCCCAAATACTAGAATTTTAGAAATTAGAAATGGAAACTCAGCTAGTCCAAATTATGGAGCATGTGGTTTAATTACAGGTTTTGGAGATTTTAGAGCACCAGTAAGAATAACTGCTGGTTCACCTGTGTTAAATGGTCAAGTTAATAGTAACTCAAGCCTAAATTTAGGTTTAGTTGCTGGTAACTATGGCTATGGAATAAGCACTAATAATAACGGCGGTTTGGATGTTATGTCTAACCAAGGAGGTCAACCGATTAGGTTTTGGTCAGGTACTGCAAATGAAAACCCTACAAAATCAGCAGAGTTCAATGGTTTAAATACTTATATATTTGGGAAAGCTTTTATAAATAAGTACGTTTCTCTTGCTAATTATCCTGATGATTTTGCAACAAATATTCCTTGGTATGGAATGGCATATACTGGTGGAACAACTAATACTCACTATTCAGGATATTATGGGATTCAATTTAACACCGCAGGTGGATTAGTTAATATAAATTCTGGCGGAAGTATTACAACCAATGGCACAATCACTGCATCTGGTGGCTTTTTTAATTCTGACATCCGTTTAAAAAACATCATTAAACGAGATGGCGATGTCATATACTTTACTTGGAAAGACAAGAAAGATACTAAAACCCACATAGGCTACATCGCCCAAAAAGTAAGAGCAACAAATCCTGATCAAGTAAACAAGGACGATAAAGGTTATTTATCAGTAAACTACATAGAAATCCTAGTAGAGAAAATCAGGAATTTAGAGAAAGAAATTGAACTTTTAAAAGCTAAATAATGAAGTATTTATTGATATTATTTACAGTATTGACATTCGGTCAGGCATCTAACCAAATGGTAACTTTTACGCAAGCTTCAACTTTAGGTTTTACACTAAAATCAGGGCAATCTCACGTAACCAGCAATCAATGCATGACTAAAAGCGATGCATTGGCAAAGTATGTTTTGTCAACTACTCCTATGGCGCCTTATTCATCAAACCAATTAGTGCCACGGAACACTTGGTCTACTGCGGCTACTGCTTACTCTTTTATCTTTGGTAACTACAACTTTGAAACTTCTGCTTCAGCTTGCGCTGGAGGTAACACAGGAATGACTTTATATTCGCCAAGTGCTACTCTAGTTGTTAATTCTAAATTATATTATGATTCTCAAATGACTAGTGTAGTTAGTGAAGGTGAAATAAATGGAAATTGGTATAAGTCGGGTAACACAACTTATAGAATACAAGATTACTTTTCACCTCCAGGCAATGACCCTAACATTGTGCCAGATTATAACCCTAGAATTGCTGAGATTGTTCAGTGTTCAACTGCTCCAAGTCCAGCAACAAATTTAGTTCAAACTGGGAGAACAACTAGCTCTATATCTTTTCAATGGACTGCTGGCGCAAATGCTACTAGTTACTACATTTATTTAGATGGCAACTATTTTGCTCAAACTTCAGCAACTTCATTCACAGCATCAGGATTACAAGCCAATCAATTTTATGCAGTTAGAATTACAACGTTTAATGGTGCAGAATCTGCGAGTACTCCTGTTGTAAACATGAACACATCAGACGGTGGCACTGGCGGTGGTGCTGGTCAAGAGCCTCCAATTGGTCAATAAAAAATAATTAATAAATAATAAATATCATGAAAGAATTTACAAGTGTATTACTTGGCGATATGGAGCCAACAGTTTTCTTAGCCTATTTGTTCATTGCCCTTTTGGCTGCATTGCTAATGATGGGCATTAGAGGCAATCGAAAGAAGGAATCATCTATTGGGAGTCCTGAGAAGTTTTCAATCTTGTTTTTGCTGCAAGATAATATTCAAAAATTAGCAATTACTGTTTTGACAATTGCTTTTACAATTCGATTCTCGGTTAATTTAATTGGCCAAGATGCAACAGGATGGGCTGCGTTCTTAATTGGTATAGGAAGTGATCGGTTGACTGCTTTGTTTCAAAAATTAGAATTGAAAGCGAGAAAATAAATTAGTAATTGCCTTACGGCCAAAATAAAAATACGATGCACCAATATTTCTTTGATCTAAAAGTTTCGGCAGGATTCCTGTTTTTCACGGCCATTTCGTTTTCAAAATTAGACATAGTAATGAAGTTCATTTCTTTTCTATTGATATCAGGCTACACAATTAGGCGATGGTATTTGCTTGAAAAAAATAAAAAAGAGTAACGATGGCAAACTTTGAAATTGCAGATAAAAGAACTCGGACATTTGAAGGTGGCTACACTGGAGATAAAGAGGACAATGGAAATTGGACTGGGGGTCTAAAAGGAAAAGGAAAACTTGTCGGCACAAATCATGGAATTAGCGCTCCCGTACTAATGAAATATCTAAAGAAAATTCCCTCGGTTCAAGAAATGAAAACCCTTACTAAAATAAAGGCATGTGCAATTTATAAAGTAAACTATTGGGATACTATTCGTGGAGATGAAATTACTAACCAGGACATAGCTAATGACATCTACGACATGGGAGTAAATGCAGGTGTTGAAACATCTATAATCTTAGCTAAACGCGCAAGAAAAATAGAAGAAAACACCCGCATGGATGATGCCTTTCTAAACATTTTAAATCAAAAAACATGAAGTATCTAATCATAATGCTGCTTTTTTTTACTGGCTGTAAGCCAAAAGAGCCAACTATTATACAAGCTCCACTAGAGGCAGGTATTTTAATATCGATAATAGAGCCTATTGTATTAGCTCCATGTGACACGATAGTAATAAAAGATACAGTTTACCTAGAAAAAAAATACGATAGCTTACAAGTGGTTATCAAGAAAAAAAACGACAGTTTATTTATTGAAAGATTTAAACTAGAAAGAATAAAATATTACAATCGGATTGCTCAAAAAAACAGAAGCCAGCAAAAATTTTTGTCTGGATGGATTAATCGAGTTGTTGAATAATTTTAAAACTATAAACCATGAAAAAACTAATATTATTATTGTCAATTATTACGCTAACCTCGGCAATAGGTGGCTGTAGATCGGTAAAAAAGGATAAAACACAGTTGACAGAAGTAATCGAGATAGAAGAGTCGAATAAAGAAAATGAAACTGAGAAGTCAGATTCAAACATGAAGAAAGTAGTAGAAACAAAAACCCTTTCCAGAACTGCAACCATAATAAAAAAGACAACTATTCGTCCCGTTGACCCTACAAAGCCATCAAGCACAACCGATTCAAAAGGCAATACCACAACTTTTAATAATGCTGAAAGAGTCGAGGAAGAAACCACAACTAATAATACAACTTTTACTGATGAAAAGGCTAGTTTGATAGCTGCTGCTAAACTGGAAAAGAAACGCCAAATAGAAGAAAATAAAAAATTAAAATCAGAATTTAATCAGCAAACATTGAAACTAGAAAGAAAGCGTAATGCCTTTGTAGGTTTGATTATAGCAGCTCTTGCTGGCATAGTATTGTATTACAATAGATCGATAATAAAAGCGTGGTTTAAGAGAATAGCGGCTAAAATATGGTGGGTTTAAAAAGTAAAGGAATTATGAACGAAACATTAGCACAATTAAACATTCAAAAAGCCTTTCTACTCCATCAAATAGATTGCACGGCATCTTTTCAGTTGCCTACCGATGAACAACTAATCGAACTAGGTAGAATAACTCTTGGGATTTCTCTAGAAAAAAAGAAGATAGTTCGCACAGCTAAAAACATTTTCGATGAAAATTAAATTTAAAATACCACAACGATGGAACGATCTTTCTGAATACCAAATCAGGATGATAGGTCGTTTCATGTTTAATTCTCGCAATGAGCAAGTAGAAACCAAACTTTTCAAAGTAGCTATCTTGAGTATTCTAGTCGTTCCAAAACCTACCTTAAAAAACATTGTAAAAGCGGTATTTCTTTGGAGTCAAGTTCCATTTTCAGAGCTGGAGCAATACACAGCATTTATTTTTGACAAGAAAGAACTCCTAACCCGTTTTCCTGATAAAATAAAAATAGGTCGCTGGCCTTTTCGCACAAGTATTTATGGTCCCGCACCACGTATGGCTAATGTTACCATTGAGGAACTCTCTTATGCTGATACATTTTATTATAAGTGGTCGCTGGAAAATAACCCCGATGATCTGCACCGCTTAACCGCTATTTTATATCGCCCCAAGGCCGCCGCGCCTTCGCTAGATGATATTCGTAAACCGTTTTCCACGCTATGTTTAGAGAGCAACGCAAATGTAACCGATGCTATCCCGCTCCCGCTAAAGTTTATGATTGCTCATGCGTATGCAGGCTGTCGCCAAAACTTTATTAATAGAAACCCAAACGTGTTCCCGCAACCGCGTAAGGTTGAAGAGGAGCTAGAACCACAACCACTCAAGAAACTAAAAGCCTACCAGCCGTTCTCTAAGATTATTGATTCCATGGCCATGGATGAAATTCAAGTTTTTGGGAATCATCAACAAACCGAGAAGGTGTACGCTTCCAAGTTCCTAGCGGTGCTGGATGAATCCATAATAAGAAACAAAGAAAAAGAACGCCAAAATTCAATAAAGTAACATGGAAAGAATCCTATCATTCAAGAAAGTAGATGACTATTTCAGTAAACTAGCAAATAAGCACGTAGATATAAAAGACTATTGCAGCACATCAGCTGAGGAACTCGCCAGCAAGATGGCAAGCGTTGCGGGACTGCAATCTCCTTCATTAGTTTTTTTTGATTACTATGGTAAACTATCAGGAAGTGAGCAGCGCACATTCAATAACCGTTCGCTCGCTTTTTCTATTTTATTTACCAAAGTAAAACAAGATGATTACCCCGCACAGCGATTAGCTGTATCTAATGCAGAGCAAATAGGACTTGAAGTTTTGTCCAGGATAAACATTCAAAGTAAAATGCCTACTATTGGGTGGTTATACAATAATTTCGACAAAGACTCCGTGACCTATGATGAAGTGCTCTCTGAAGGTCAAGACGGTTTTTACGGTATGGAATTTCACTTTGATTTAAAAGTGCTGGAGCCCCTTGTGGTAGATCCTGATAAATGGAGCGATGGGAATATTTTTTGTGACAATACCTAATTTATGTTGTTTATTTAAAACAGTAAGTATTGTCTTAAAAAAATGTAAATTCAAATTTCACTTTTTAACTACAAAAAACAGACCTTATGAATACCCATTTAAACCTTATTTTACAACCAGTTATTGAAAGCGCATTGACACTATCACAACATCGAATGGCTTTGCACAAAATGTTTGCAATGGCAATGGCAAACATACCAGACGATGAAACGGATAATTTTACAGCAAAGGAACTACTTCCTGCTTATCTTAATTTATGCCAACTCTTAGAAAACTTAGTAGAAATAGAATCGTAGTACAAAACATATTTATGTATTATTCACCCTACATTCGTGTGGGTTTTTTCATATATTTACGATTCACTAAACATATAAAAATGAAAAAAATAGCGTTAGTATTATTGTTTGTCTCTGCTTTTGCCAATGGACAAGGGAGAGTAGAAGAGTATAAGGCTGCAAATGATGTCACTTATAAAGAAGGAGACTCAATCACCCTTGGACGTGGTTCTGGTTTACAGGGTACGTTCGTTTATTTAAAAATGTCTGGATGGATGGCAGGAAGTGCAATCCAAATTGGATCAGCTTATGCTGGATTAAACGTAATTATTAAAAAAATTAAGGTAGTAAAATTTAAGGGTGCCGAAAAGGTTTTTTTTATTGTTGGTGGTGGTAATATCACCAATTATTCTTTAGAAATTGAAGAGGCAATCGCTACTTGCGAAATAAAAAATTGTAAAGAAACCAATAATCCCACTTCTGCTGCCTCTGTTGATAAATACGATAAATTAAAAAAGTTGAAAGAACTCCTGTCTGATGGCACTTTGAATAAAGAGGAATTTGAATCTGAAAAGAAAAAATTACTCAATATGTAATAATACCTTATATTTGCTCTGACCAATCATTTTAAAATACGAGGAGTTCCCCCTATAATTAGTTTAAATAGGGAGTTCTCAGGATTCGGGTAGCGGGAAAAAAAACCGTCCGATAATCATTCCTCGTAATGGTTGGTCAACCGCAAAGGGCGCTCCCTATTTAACTGATTTTACTATGGAAATATTCATTTTAAATTATAAGAACGAAGTAAAAAAACTCATTTCCCAGAGTTATACCCCTGCAGAGGTATTGAGCAAAGAGTTTGAATATACTACAGACAAACTAGTCGAAAACTTCCAGCGAATTATTCCTTTTCAATCTGTTGATGAACATGTTGTTTATGAGGCGCTGATTGAATTAGGGTTTGAACCAAAGGAATCTGAACCGCTTGTTTTCTCCTGGTACTTTAAAAGAATTTAAAAATAAACTTATAAGTTACTTTTATCAAAACCATTCACCGTCGTGAATGGTTTTTTTATGTCTTATAAAGTCAATAAAACCGCTTAAAATGTTAAAGTTTACAGTAAAATTAAAAATAAATGTATCAAATATGATACTAAATAGAATATAGTTGTATCTTTGAATATCGGAAAGCAAATAAGCTGAAAGAAATTAGAAGCAGGCGGCAACTGCGAAATACGGCAAAAATTATTATGACAACTATCAATTTTTTAAACTCAGAGTTAGAAATAAATTACACTCAATCTTTAACTGCTGGCCATGGTCATAAAAAAATTACAGTAGAATTATACTTTTTAGGAGAATACAAAACTTTTTCAGCAACAACTTCAAATATGCCTGATTATGATGATGCGACTGAATTAGAAGGTTCTGCCAAAGATGTAGCTTTGTTTTCTATTATTTCAAGACAAATTGAAGATCAAGTTAATGAATGGATTGTTGAAGTTGAAAATAAATAGATAATGAGTAACGAAAACCAAAACACAAACGAGCAACAATGGAAGTTGCTCGTTTTTTTACTTGACGAAATCCGTCAACAAAAAGGAATTACACAGCAGCAAATAGCTGACGAAACGGGTTTAATACGATCTAATGTATCTCGCTTTTTTTCTGCTAAATTCACGCCTGATTTAAAAAATTTCTTGATAATTGCCAAAGCCATAAATGTAAATTTCTTTTTTGAAGATAAAGAAAGTAAAACTGATTTGAATATTGCAATGGAAAAAGCAATGGAAACCTTGGGCCGTCGTCCTGATAAACTGCCTAAAAATTAACCTATAAGTTTACTTTTATGAAAAACCATTAGCCGCGGCTAATGGTTTTTTTATGTCCTTTTATCACTGCTTGAATTCCTTGAAATTTGATAAAAATAAAAGGTATGGCCACAATTGATATTGAACAAGAAGAAAGAAAAGCGGGAACGATTGCTAGAATCGCGCTCAAGGCTTCCTTGATTTCTAAAATAAAAGCCACTTTCAATAGACGATCAGGAACTCTTGAGAAATCGACCGTACTGGCACGATACAAACAAGCCCGATTAGACAGGTTAGTAATTAATTCTCCCAAATATTCCTTTACCCAGCATTTTGGCTCTACAAAAACAGGAACTCAAAAAGCCACCACAAGAAATGCAGCTAATGTCAAATCTTTTCAAAGGCATTTAAATGAAAAAGTCACTCAGGTTGAAGCTCACAGCAGATCTGGAGGAACAGTGAGCGCTTTTAATAAAAAGGAACGGTATTCTGCAACAAATCACATTGCCAGAGCACTACAGCAAACAAATGCCTTAGAAGTACTAGCGACTTCCCTTGGAAAAAACAGAATTACTAACATTACTTCACAAATAGAATTCTAATGGCAGAAAACATAAATAGACGGCTCAACATTTACATAAACGATAGAGAGGTTGTCAACTCCATGCGTGGTATTACAGGCGAGATTAGTAGGACTAGAAATGAACTACGCAATTTAAATAAAGGAGCGGCTAACTATGATGATGAAGTAAAAAGACTTACCAAAAGTTTATCAGAATTAACTACTCGTCAAGCTACTTTTAAAACTGAAATTTCAGGATCTACATCTATGCTTCAAAAAATGAAGAATATTATAGGTCCTGTTGGAACTGGTTTATTAGCTGCATTTTCTATCGGGGCTGTACTATCAGGATTCGTTTCGTCGGTGAAAAATGCCTTTAAAACGATTAACGATTTTGAGCAGGGAATTGCTGACTTAAGCTCTATTACCGGAGCTGCGGGAAAAGACCTTGAGTATTTAAGAAAACAGTCCATTGAGTTAGGAAAGGCAACAATTGGCGGGGCTAGTGCTGTTGTAGAGGCGTATAAGCTAATCGCTTCTGCAAAGCCGGAGCTGCTTGAAAATGTTCAGGCCTTAAACCAGGTGACAGAGTCTGTTTTACTTTTAGCTAAAGCTTCAGGTATGGAAATGCCTGCTGCAGCCACCGCCTTGACTGATGCTATGAATCAATATGGAGTGGATGCAAGTCAGGCGGCTGTTTTTGTTGATGCTTTAGCTAATGGCGCAAAGTATGGAGCTGCCGAAATTCCCCAAATCACAGAAGGTTTATTAAAATTTGGTGCAGTAGCAAGAAGCTCTAATGTCAACATTAAGGAAAGTGTCGGATTAGTTGAATTGTTAGCTGAGAATGGATTAAAAGGAGTGGAATCTGGAACTGCTTTGAGAAATATATTATTAAAAATATCAGCGCCAGACGCCTTGCCAAAGGAAGCCGTAAAAGAGTTTGAGCGTTTGGGTATCTCTTTAGAGTTCTTAAAAGACAAAACAATTCCCATACAGGAAAAATTAGAAACATTAAAACCGCTACTAAAAGACAACGCCTCAATAATCAAAATTTTTGGTTTAGAAAATGCTACTGCAGCAATCAATGTGATTGGTCATACCGATAGATTGCAGGAATTGATTCTTAAAATGGAAGAGGTAGGGACTGCTGAGGAACAGGCAGCCATTAAGATGGACACTGTAAATAGTAAAACAGAACTTTTAAAGTCAAAATACGATAGTTTGATTTTATCAATTGGTTCTGGTGGAGGTGTAGTTTCTAATTTCTTTAAGTTTTTTATTGATGGAGCATCAGATGCATTGACGGGATTATTAAGGCTAAACAATTCTTGGGATGAACTGCAAAATAAATCAAGGACAGATGGACAAAAAGAAGGCCGCAAAAGTTTTGATAAAAGAGTTAATACGGGCATTAATCAAGGGGGAAAAGAAGAAGATGTTGTTAAAGAAATTCAAAAAACAGCTAGAAAAGAACTAGATGGAAGATTATGGGCAATCGATGATGCAAAAAAAGAGCTTGAAAAAGCCAAAAAAGAGGCTTTAAGTTTTGGGGAATCATTTGATGAAAAAGCAGCGCAAAGAAAAATTGAACAAATTCAAAAGGAAATAGGTTTTCAAGAGGCTTTGATTAAATCTGGAAACCAAAGAATTTATGATATAAAAAACCCTAAATCATCATCAAATTTAGATGGTGGTCCATTAGTTGACGAAGATGCCGATAAAAAAAGAGTAAAGGATCTTGCTGATGCTAAAAAACACAGTGGCGCTCTGTTAAAATTAGAAGATGATTTACAAAAAGAATTACTTGATAGCCGTAGAGAAGCTGAGGATTTAAAACTAGGATTAATCAAAGATGATTATGAGCGAGAAAAAGCAGTACTAAACACAAGCTATAATCGTAAAATTGAGGATTTAAAAACTAATATTCAAAAAGAAAGCGATGCTATAGCTAAACTAAAAATAGGTATTTCGTCTTCTAAAACATCACCTGGTGACTTAGTTTCCTTTAAAAAACAATTACAAGAAAGGCTTTCGATTCAGGCTGCTTACAATGATACGTTAGTTGCTACAAATCAAACGCGTGATTTAAAACTAGGAGAACTACAAGAAAAATTTTTAAAAGTCGATTTTGATAAAAAGCAAGAAGCCATTGCCCGTGATTTACAAAACTTACACACGAAGCACGACAATGAATTAGCGAGTATTACAGACTTGGCTAGTGCTAAATCACTATTAGCTGATTATCTATCAGTAGATGAAATAAAAAAAGTTCACGGCCTTGAGGAAGCTAAGAAAAAAATAAAAGAGCAGTTCCAGAAAGAGGAAATTCAACTTCAAATAAAGCATCTAACGGATTTGTCTGCAGTAATGCAGGGAATGTTAGAGAACACGACTTTACCTCCAGAACAACGGGAAGCTATTTTAAAGTTTTATGATGATTTAGCCGCAAAAATAGCTGCACTAAATGGATCTAAAGATTCTGCTTCTCCTGATGCTTCAAAGGATATAAAGTCTTTCTCCGGAATAGATATTCTAGGATTTACGCCAGAGCAATGGCAAAAAACATTTGATAGTTTTGACACTTTCTCTGAGAAAATTGCGGCTGTTGAAATGGCGGTTGGTGCGGTTAAAAATGCTTTTGGAATCTATTTTCAATTTTTAGAAATGGGAGACAAAAGAAGCTTACAAAAATTTGAATCTTCAAATAGGAAAAAGCAGCTTGAACTAGCTTCTCAATTAGAAAAAGGATATATCACACAGGAAGTTTATATTGCCAGAAAAGCAAAATTAGACTCTGAATTAGCTAAAAAGAAAGCTGAATTAGAGTACAAACAAGCCAAGCGGGAGAAGATAATGGCAATTGCTAGTATTTTAATCAACACCGCAATTGGAGTTTCTAAGGCTTTAGCTCAAGGTGGATTTGTCGTTGGAATACCAATGGCCGCTGTCGTAGGTGCTTTGGGATTAGTGCAACTTGGATTGGCTATCGCACAGCCTCTACCTAATAAAAGTGGTTTCTATGATGGAGGATATACCGGTTCTGGAGACGAGCGATCCTCTCCTGGTCCCGTTCATTATGATGAATATGTCGTACCAAAAAAGGTGCTATTTTCTAACGACCCCGTTGTGCCTAACATCATTGGCTATCTCGAAGCAAAACGCCAAGGGAAAAACCCTCAAACGCCACAAGAAAAAAGTACAGTATCTGCTAGTGCTCAAAGTGGTTCTGGTAGTTCTGAAATTAATCAGCAAGTGGTTAATTCTTTAAATAGAAACTCTGCAATATTAGAAAAAATAGAAGAAAACGGTATTCCTGCTTTCTTAGAAAATGACATTAAAACCGCTAAGAAAATGCGAGACAAAATAAAAGAAGTAACAAAATTAGAATCAAAATCTAAACTGTAAACTATGGCTTATTCTAGTATCACATTAACATTTAATGCCGTTCCTGATATCAATGATTTTATCAATATTAGAGAAACAGCCACCGGACTGAACTTAAATGAGCTGTTTGTCGAAGAGCGACTGAATTCAAACGAAGTTTCTATTCCTCTTTTTGCGCCAGACGATGCATTTCATCCTGATCGTTATTTTGGTTTTATCTCCACTAATTATAAAAATGCTTTTAACGCTGATTATAATTCAGAAGGATTATTCACAGTTACTAGTACTAATGATGATGTAAATAGTGGAACTGGAACTGTTACTATTATGGCTACTTTTGAAAATGCAGTCTTTGAGGTAGTTTCTAATTTTGCGCCAGTAACCACTTCAATTACTAATGAAACAGTTGTTGTCCCTCCTGCGGCTAATAGCGTGACTCCATTATCTTTAGTTTTTGCACGAATTATAAACATCCCCGATACCTCTTCAAAAAATACTGTAATTACTACTGAGGCAGCGTGGAATATTGCCACAGTGTTACCCGCTTGGCTTCATTTGTCACAAAAAAATGGAACTGGAAACACTACTATTACAGCCACTATAATCGATTATGACACATTGGATGTTGGAGAATTTACCACAACATTTAATGTTACTATAGAATCTGATGTGTTCACTGTATCCGTAGTTCTTATTATATCTAGTTTTGTTGCATGTCCATTTTTACCAGGGAATCTTTACTTTACTGAAGAATTGGAATATTTGAAATTTGCTTCTTTGAGTCCTGGTACTTATGTTAAAATTGATATCGAAATCATGGTTTTTAAAATCAATACAAACGAAGCAATTATATACAATCGCACCTATAATTTTCCGTTTTTCCAAAGAAAAGGAGATTTTCACGTGGGGAATATTGTTCATGGACTATTGGAAGAGATAGAAAAATTAAGTGATTTTGTGCCTAATTTTGATTCTAATTATTACAAAAACCAAATGCGTCCTGCAGAGATTGCTATTTCTTTTCAGGAAAAATCATTTGGAGCTATTCTTCCTGGTCTTGTTTCTGGATCTATTCCTATGTTTAAAATGAATAAAGGACACAAGCCATTCATGACAACTGGACAATTGGCATTGTTGACCGTGGCACAGCAAGATATTATTCGAATTACACCGCAATCGCACATTGGAACTTCGTTTGTTTATTTTGGAACACCTAGAATAATCGTGAAGAAAAACAACGTGGTTATTGAGGATTTCGAAATTGTACCAAAACCGAATGAAGTAATCTATTCCTATTATCGATTCATCAATAATATGAAGCCTGGAGACAGCATCGACTTAATCGTTGTTAATGGGTTAGAAACAAGAAGTCAGCGGTTCCTTGTGTTTATGAATGGCTTGGAAAACACTTACTTTTTATTCGAAAATAAAAATGGAGTGATTGAGCCTTATGAGATGTCTGGAAGGCGAAGGGTTCTTTCTAATATAAAACAAACTACCACGCCTAAGTTTAAAGAATTACACCCTTACAATGAGAAAGTAAAAGCCGAAATTACTCAATCCTTAATAGTGAATACGGGTAATTTAGGGAAAGCAGATCATAAAGTACTTAATGCTTTAATTTGCAGTACAAATGTATGGTGCGCTATTGATGATCCCTTAGGTCCTTATTTAAAAGTAGACGCTACGACTGCAAAGCTTACAAATCAAGACACTTCTTCCAGTGACGAAGGGTTTGACATTGAATTTAACCTCTTAGAAAACGCCAATGCTAGTATTTATCCACGCTAATTTTAAATTAGATCTAACGTACTTGAATGTTACTTTCTCTGAACAAAACTCCTGGTTTAAAGATCAGTTTTCGACAGAGTTCTCTTTCCCTTTTGATTTGTATTTAGATTCAGATTTTTCTAAAAATAGTGGTTTTGAAGCTCATTACAATGCTACGAATAAAGCAAGCATATACAATGGGATTTTAGATAGAGATGGGTTTCTTATCGATGCTTTTTTAGAGTTTCAAAGTATCAAAGGAAAAACGATTAGTGCTGTCATCAATGCGGGATTGGCTGATTTTCCAAGTTTTAACAAAAAACTATCTCAGTTGCTTTTAGAAATAAAAACTGTCGAAAATATAATTGAAGATGCATCTGAGATAATAAAAATAGGGTATCCAGAGACTAATTATAATTATCCAATGATGCACACTGATAAGTACGATCCTGCCAGCAAAGAGTGGAATGAATTTGGAAAAATAATCAACCAGTATCGCAATGGCTCTTTCGTGGAAAACGAATTAGTTCCTGAAACAAATCTCGATAAAATTAATAATATCATCCAGCCATTGCCTTACCTCATATATGTCGTGAAAAAAGCAATTGAATATGCCGGTTATACTTTAACGGGTGATATCTTAAATGACGTTGATTTTAATCGTGCATTAATATGGCGTGATGGTGATTATTACGAAAGATCAGAAAAATTAGAAACTCCATTCGCTTTTAAAAATAAAGATTGGAATTCAATTGCCTACACTAAATCCAGATTTGAGCATGTACTGTTTGAAAAAGAAATTACAGTTAATAAAAAAGGGGATTATATTGTTTTTGGAAGTATTTTTAATTTAAGATACCGATACACTGATGCTTTTGGAACTGCTAAAAATGCAACTGATATTAGCATTGTGATTTATAAAAACAACACTATAATTTATCAAAGTGGAATATCTGGAAATAATAAAAACTCAAATACGAAGTACCAATTAAATTATACCGTTGAATTAGACTTAGCGGTTTCTTTAGAAAGTGGGGATAAAATTAGAATTAGAAAAATAGAACCAAGGCGAGATGCAACTCCGTCTCAAACTCCTGATTATCCAGAGGCTATTTCATTGAAGATTATTCCAGTTAGATTGAGAAATCCAGATGGTTCTCCCATTCTTTCTGTTTTAAATCTAAAAGAAGTTGATTTAAATAGAGTTGTTCCAGACATGAGCGTGACAGAGGTGATCACTGCTTTAAAAAACTGGAAAAACTATGATTTTACAAATAGTGATAAAGTAATTTCAATGAATTTAATTAAATCAAAATTAGATAGAGCGAATGCAGTAGATTTTTCTCTATACGATATTGAAGAGCCCGAACGGATCTTTCACCAAGACCGAGAGTTTGAATTATCATTTACAGACGGTCAGTCAAATGATGTCTATAAATATGACACTGCAATTATAAATAAGTCAGGAATTACTATCAATGGAATTGCCGCTTCAGATGAGATTAATGAGATAAAAATAGATGCATTGCCGCTTCCAGTGATTAATAGAAATAGCATTAGTACTGCCTATACACTTGATGACCAATCCTCTAAACTTAGATTAGTTTTCATGAATCCGGTGCCAGAGGGGGGAAGTCCAGTAGCTTTTCATAACGATAATGTTTTGATACCCGCTGTAGCCGAGAATGATTTTAAATACTGGCTGAATTTTAGGATAAACTCTGAAGAATGGAAGTGGAATTTTTTAATATCAGTGGAGAAATTTAGAGAAATAAGTATCCAGACTTTGATTTATGCGTATGGAAATTACCATGTAATATCTACTATCGAAAAAGAACGTTTGGATCATTTATGGTACAATATTACAGCTCAAACGGAGAGTCTTTTATAATAGGGATGTTATCAAGCAGCATGATTTCAGAATCCTGCTGCTCTTGCAAAATATGTACATAGATCATTGTCTCTTTGATGTCTCCATGGTTGAGTAATTTTTGCAAAACTTCTACCTTCCCTCCTTGGCGTAAAAAGTTAGTTGCAAAAGTATGTCTTGCATAGTGAAAAGTAACTTTCTTCTTAATTCCCAAAAGTTCACAGATGTCTTTTAGTTTTCTATTAATATGTTGATCAGAGTGTTTTTCACTAAAGATTTCAGGGCATAGAGCAATTATATTTTTAGCAGAATTGTTGAGTCTTATTTTTTGGAATTTCCCTGTTTTTATCGCTTCAAAACTTAGATTACCATTATCAATGGTATTATCATCTATTTCTTGAGCATCGGAGATTCTAAGTCCTGTAAAACAGGAAAATAGGAATAAAGCCAAGGGCACTTTGTAATTGTCTCGAAGGTAGCTGCTTTCAAAATAACCTCGCATTTTGTTCAGTTCAATATCAGTCAAGCTATCTCTATTTCCATTTGTTGATCCTATTTTTATTTGACTGATTGTAATTGGCATTTTTATCCCTGCATCCTGCGCTTTTTTTAAGAACTTCTTTATGATTGCAAGGTTTGAATTAATTGTTGTTTTTTTCATTCCCTGTCTCTTTCTATAGGTTTCAAACTTGTCAATCAACCCTCTATCTATTTCTCCAAAAAGTATTTTTGATTTGAATCCTCGAAGTGCTTTTAGTACACTTTTTTGCTTTTTTATAGTATTAGCGTGCTTATTTCCTAATTCTTTATCCAATTCATAAGAAAAGAAAGTTAAGAAGTCTATTCTTGGAACTCCATTTTTGAATTCTTCCATGAAGGTTTCTATAGTCAATAGTTTTTCGGCCAGTCTGTAATATGTTTTTATAGATGTGATTTTGCTTTCAATGTTATCTAGGATCAGGTTTAAATCTTGAGATTCGTTTGATGAATCTTTGATTCTTTCTTTTTTATCATCCCAAAAGTTACATTCTGCGTAAAGTTCAAGTGCGATTCTTTCTCGAACCCCTTTTTGGGTTACGTGAAGGTAAATATGTGATTTTCCTTTTTTATCAGAATAATTGTGAAGTGTGAAGTGATGTTTCATTGGCACAAAGATTTTTGTTGTGTCAACTTGTGTGTCAAAAATGTTATTTTGTGGGGTAATAATTCTCAT